CCCAAGAAGATCACCACGCCGGAAGAGAAGAAGCAGATCGCCACTATCTCCGCCAACAACGACGGGGAATTAGGGGAATTGATCTCGACCGTCATTGAGAAGACCGGAACCAACGGCGTCATAACCGTTACCAATTCCAGTTCTCTCGACACCGAAGTCGAATATGTCAACGGCACAAAATTAGAGAGGGGATACGAATCCCATATGTTCATCAACAACCGCAAACGCCTGAGCGCCGAAATCGAACACCCGGCCGTCATCATCACGACCGACCGGGTGGTCTTACAGGCCCAGCTCATCCCGCTCATCCAGAGCCTGATCAACGCCGGCAAGAAACAGATGTTGTTGTTAGCCGGAGCGATCGAGGGGTCAGCCATCTCGTTCCTGGTCCAGAACCACCTGTTGGGAAAGTTCTCCTGCATCCCGGTCGTCATGCCCTCCTTCGGAGACTACCAGAAAGACCTGATGTACGACTTGGCTGACCTGACCGGAGCTACCGTCATCGGAGAAGAAGAATCCGTCAGCCTAGAGAAAGCCACCGCCGAACAGGCCGGCCATTGCGAGTCGGTCATCGTCTACCGGGATTCCACTATCGTATCCGGGGGGCAAGGCGACGGCTCGAAAAGAGTCGAGGAAGTCAAGGCCTTGCTCGAGAAAGAGAAGGACCTGTTTCGCATCGACCGCCTCAAGGAGCGCCTCGGCAAGCTTACCGGCTCCATCGCCAACATCAAAGTCGGCGGAGCATCGGAAACCGAACAGACCGAGGTAAAGTACCGCATCGAGGATGCCCTGAATGCCACCAAAGCGGCGATCGACGAAGGAATCGTTGAAGGCGGCGGCACTGCTCTCTTACGGGCTTCCGACAAATTAGCCACCGATTCCCAGAATAAAGAATACGCAGCTGGTTACGACATCATCAAGAAAGCAATGCAGATGCCAGCAATCCAGATCTTAAGGAACGCCGGCCTATCCGCCGAGGCTATCACCGCCAAGATCAAGGACGGAGATAAGGGCTACAACGTCCTGACCGATTCCTACGAGGATTTCTACAAGACCGGCATCATCGATCCGGTCAAAGGCGTCAAGAACGAGATTACCAACGCCGTCGCCACCGCCGGCATCTTACTAACCTCAGACGTAGCGATCGCCTACGCTAAGCAGGAAAAGGAATGAACGACATCACATTCATAGGAATCATCATATTGGCCGCCTTGTTCAACGCCGGATTCATAGTCTGGCAGAACAGGCAGAGCCGCAACGAGGACAACCTCCATATGGAGAAGATGATCATGATGGCCAAGTCGAAGGATTTAGAAGAATATAATTATCAGGCAATAAAGGACGAGCCTCTTCCTTCTGAGGACGACAGCGACGAGCTGGTCGAACTGGGAGAGATAGACGAGAACAGGTTGCTGAAAATTCTCAAAAGAGATGAAAATAACGAAGATTAAAATCAAGAGAGTCCTGCCTAAGGACGGCCTGGTCGCCTTCGCTTCCTGCGTTGTCGACGATTGTCTCTACCTGGGCAATATTGCCATCTTCTCGAGATTAGGCAAAGAAGGCGAATACAGGCTGGTCTGCCCCGTTAAGGAGGTCGGCGGAAAACAAGTCGCATTGTTTTACCCATTAACCAAGGACTTCTATTATGTGCTTGAACAAGCCATAGTTGAGAAGCTGAGAATATCATGAGTGTCAGCCTGAAAATTTTAAGAGAAAGCGAGATCCAGACCGGCTTCAACCCCGAAGTGGTACAGTTCGTCAACGAGCTGTGCGAAGCCATCTACAAGAAGAACTTGAAGATGCAACGGGATTGGTACGTCAACGATCGCTTCTGCCGGGGGGACCACTGGGTCGTCTTCAATAAGACCACCAACAAGTTACAGTCCGTGCCGGTCGCCAAGGGAGAAGTCCGCCGGACCGTCAACAAGCTCCGCTCCCAGATCAGGGGCGTTAAGAACTTCATCAAGCGCAACGAGCCGAGATGGGAGATCCACCCGGACTCCGCCGCGGATGCCGCCTATAAGGAAGCCGCCCAGAAGAACAAGATCCTGCAGAACGTCTACCGGACTCGCAACTTAAAAGGCAAGACCACCGACCTTATCGTCAACTCCCTCAAGTATTCCGTCGGGATATTGGAAGGAGGCATCGTCAAGAGGAACGGGGAGGACTACCTCGACTTCTGGATCGACAGCACCTACGACGTCTTGTTCGACGACTGCGGGGACGTCCAAGACTGCCGCTTCGTCATCAAGACCTTCAAGAAGCCGGTAGAAGCCATCAAGAGCAATACCGACTACAAGATCGAATCGAAGGATAACCTGCAGGACAATAAGGAATCAATTTCCGAATACAAGAACGTCCTCACCCAGGAGAAGAACGGCAACAGCGAAAGCAAGGGCAACAAGGATTTGGAAACCGCCCTCGTCAAGGAATTATGGCTGAAGTGGAACACGGACGACGGCACGAAGGTCCGGGTGATAACCATCATCGGGAACAACGTCGCCCAGGTCTATGAGCCTAAATACAAGCGTTTCCCCTTCTTCGTCTATAACCCGGAACAGACCAGCGACTCCATCTACAGCGATCCTTGGATCAAGGACATGATTCCGCTGATCAAATCCCTCGACAAGACCACTTCCCAGATCGAAGCTTACGTCAGCAGGATGTTGGCCGGCAAATACCTCATCAAACAAGGGGTAGAGGTCAGCTCCATCACCGACAACGGGGCGGAGAAGGTCTACTACAAGGGCAACGTAAAACCGGAGCAGATGCAATTGCAACCGCTACCGTCAACGCCTTTCTCCTTCGTCGCCAATCTGGAACGCTGGATCGAGGAATTCGGCGGAGTCCGGGAAGCCTCCCTGGGCCGCACTCCCGGGTCGCTACAATCCGGACGGGCCCTAGAAGCATTACAGGCTGCCGACGCCTCCACGGTCTCCGAGCCGGTCGAGAACCTCGAGAAATTGCTGTCCGATGTCGGAGAGTTCATCCTAGAGGTCCTAGCGGAATACACCGTCGCCTCCAAGACGATCGTCGAAGGCAAGCAGGAAGTCAAGTTCATCGGCAAGGCCGGCAAAGAAAATCCTCCGGAGAACACCCTCGTCCTCGGCAACAAGACTGAAGTCAAGGTGGAAATCGTTCCGGAAATCTCTTATTCCGATTCCGAAAAGAAGGAATGGTTGCTCCGCCTGGCGGACGCCAAGATGGTCGATCAACAGACCGTCCTCGAGCAGTTCCAGTTCTCCAACGTCGCCGACGTTGTCGAGCGCACCAAGAAGCGCCAGGAAGAGGAATACAAGAAAGAGATCACCAAGCAGAGAGAGTCGCACCGCACGGACGGCAACGGACCGCAGGACACCGCCGACATGGCCAACCAAGAGAATATGGCTATGGCAGCAGGACAACAGGTTCCGATGACCCCGCAAGTGTTATGGCTACCTGAACATACTAAATTACACATGGCGTTCATCCAGGAGAACCAGGATGCTTACCAGCAGAACCAGCAACTCTTCGATGAACACATTGCAGCAGAAGAACAATATGACAGCAACCAGCAAGACCCTTCCCGGCAAGGTGGGCAAGCCTACTAACCCGTTTATGCAGATGATCGCTGCTAAGAAGGCTTCTGAGGGGGCGACTCATTCCAAAGCCAAAGCGGTCAGGAAACCACCTAAGAAATCTAATTGCAAATAAATATGGCAATCAACAAGAATTCGTTCATGAAATCGATCAAGGCCGGGATCGGCAAGGCGACAGATGTCGCTGGCAGCATAATGGCCGCTCCCTCGATAGCCGCCACCAACATCAAGTCCGCCAACAACCGAAGGAAGATGTTAGACAGTTACGCCACCCAAAAGGCCAATCAGAACAGGGTTGCCGGCCAACCGATGGAAGATACGATCGACGACTTTACGAAAACCCGCAAGGAAATGGACAAGAAGCTGAAGAATAAAGGACTTTAATAAAAGTAACATAATTCCCTGCCGGGACTTGGGTCAACAGTCTCGTTACACTATGGAAATCGAAAATGTGAACACTGGAGTAGAAACCCCCGCTGAAGTCAGCGTTACTGAATCTCCAGCAGTAGAAACAACGGAAACAGTATCTTCCCCCGAAGTAAAAGAGGAGTCAATAAAGACTGAAAGCGTAGATCCTGCCAAGATCATGGAACAGGTGAACAACCTGAACATCGCCCTGAAACAGGAACGGGAAGCCAAACGGGCTATGGAGGAATCCTTCAACGCCAAACTGGCCGAATCCCAAGGGACGTTCGACAAGCTCAAGCAAGTCTTCGTACCCGAACAGCCTGCCCCGCAATCGGAAGCCCCTCGACCTCTCACCCAGGAAGAGATGGAAAACTTCTGGAAGGCCAAGGAACAAGAGAAGATTGAAGAATTCGAGCGCAAACAGCGCGAAGACGCTATCAGGAAAGAAGTCGACCGCATGACCACTGAGTGGGACGGATCGGACGGAAAGCCGAAATACGACGACACCGAGGTTCTTCAATGGCAGCAAGCCAACAACAAGCTTTATCTGTCACCCTCTGACGCGTTCCGAGAGATGAAGTTCAACGACATCCTCGACTACGAAGTCAACAAGCGGTTGACCGCCAAGCCCGAAGTCAAAACGACTGAACGGCCCGGAGGTTCGACCGAAATCAGGGAACCGGCAAAGCAGACTCTCAAGACTGACGCCGAAATTGCGCAGGCTGTAAAGGACGCCATCAATAATGCGATGGCGGAATAATATTAACAGCCTAACACAAAAATAAAATGGGACAATCAATCGCAAATCTCGCCGGCGCCGCAATGGTAGTATACGACGAGAACGTACATTCACAAATCTTCACCAAGAACGTCTTGTTTAGCAACATCTTAAGGAACGTTGCTAAAGAGAACGGTTCTACCACTAAGACTATCACCCTGCACTATGGCCGTAACGTCGGTTCTGCTGCTGGTTCTGAAACTCTTACTCTTCCTACCGCAGGAAATCAGAAGTATAAACAGGGAACCATCCCAATGAAATACAACTTCCACCAAGTTTCATTGACTGACGTAGCTATGCAAGCTGCCAAGAAAAGCAAAGAGTTCTTGGTAGACGCTTTACAGTCAGAATACGACGGCGCTAAGGAAGACATGCAGAGACAGTTGAGCCGCCAGGGTTACGGTATCGGGACCGGTGAATTGTTCTTAGTAGCTGGAGATCCTGGCACTGGAACAACTTACAACGTCGATACCCCGATGGTCGGAAAGAATCCTACCGATTACATCGAAGTCGGCAACATCCTGCGCTTCGGTTCTACCGCTTCACAGATCCAGACTGTATCTTCTATCACTGACGGAGACACTTTCGAAGCTGACGCAGCCGCTGCCGGCATCGCCGACAACGACCCAGTCTACATCGCTCAGTCTGCTACCCAATCTAATAAAGACGCTGAAATCATGGGTCTTAAAGGTTTGATCGACGATGGTACTAACGTTCCTGTCTTGGAAGGTATCACCAGGGCTAACGACATCTGGTTCAAGTCTTATGTCAGCTCTAACGCTACTCAAAGATCTTTGACTGACGCTCTGATGCAAACCACTTTCTTGGAAGCTAAGAAGAAAGGTGATCCGAAATACGCTTTGACCTCTTTCGATGTTTATAGCGCTTACGGCCAGATGCTTACTCCGGATAGACGTTACACCAACGCCATGAAACTGGAAGGCGGCTTCACCGGTGTTGATTTCAACGGCATCCCAGTCGTTGCAGATTACGACGCACCTTACGATGAAATCTTCTTCATCGACCCGTCAACCTTGTCCGTCGAGGATATGGCTCCGATCTCCTTCTTGGATGACGACGGCGCAATCCTGAGCAGAAGTGCTACCACTCCGGCGTGGAACGCAACATTACGCTATTATGCTAACCTGGCGATCAAAGCTCCTAACAAGTGTACGACTTTGAGAGACGTAATCAAATAACCTCATCCCCTCGGGGGGAGTTCTCCCCCAGTCCTTCCCCCTTGGGGTTGATATAATTAAGTATCCGTCGTAAGACGGGGTTAACTATCACACAAAATGATTAAAGGAAAAAACTTAGACAAGGATTTGCTTGTCACAAACAACAAGACTGTCTTCGATCTGTCCGGTGCAGCCGCCAGCGAGATGGTATTGTTCAGACCACAGAATGATGTTGTTATCAACTCTGTTACCATTCTTTACCCAGAAGCAACTTCTTCTGACACTGGAGTAGCCATCAAAATTGGCACCGGTGCTGATGATGACGCATATTTCACCGCTACCTCTGAAGTATCTAAATCCGCTGGATATTCCAAGACCTACGGTACTGGCGACCTGGTATTGGCCACCATCCCGAAAGGGACCCCGGTCTACCTGGCGCACGCTGGTTCTAAAGCAGGTACAGGCACAGCTTTTGTGTCAATCTCTTATACCACTATCTAGTTGTATGGACTCGTATCTCTCCTCCGGAGGGGTCCGGTCTCTATATAATTAAACTTATAGTATGAAATTTATCAACAACAACGAGGAGTTCGTCTTCTTCTACGCCGCCAAGGAATACACTATTCCGGCAGGGGAATTCGAGATCGCCGACGAAGCTGTCGCCAACCACCTGAAGTTCACTGTCAACAAATGGGGCAAGGACGTCAAAGAAGTCAAAAAGGTATCCGAGCCGGT